AAAGATCCAGCCAATTATTCTCCTATGTTTTTATAATGAAGTTTACAACTATTGATGGCGACATAATTCCAAACGCTGTTCCACTTCCAGTATTAGAATTTGTAACCGAATGTGTATGGTTAGCACTTTCATTTCCTGTGGTAGTTGAATGGGTATGATCAGCACTAATACCTCCAGTACTAGGTTGCCCCGAACTACTAGCTGTGGCTGAGTCCATTAAACCATAAGAACCCGATGTACCAGCAGTATGAGAAAAATAGTGTGTGTGGTCTGCACTTTGTCCACCGCTTGTGCCTGTGTGTGTATGATTGGCACTTTGTGTTCCTACTGTTGCTGTGTGAGTATGAGATGGGAGATTAGTTTCCGCTAATGTTGCTGTTTCTGCTCCCACATTTGATCCTAAAGTTCTAGCGGTTAAAGAAGCACCTGTTCCAACACCGATAGGGCATCTTCCACGCATATCTGGCAAAGTAAATGTGGAGTTAGAATTACCAACACCATAAGTAGTTCCGATAATCTTAAACAAATCACTATAAGCACTTCTGCTTACAGCATCGCCATTACAAATCAACCATCCGTTTGGTGCGGTAGAACCAGCAAACATTTCTATTATCCCAGTCGGAATAATTGGAGGTTTTACAGATTCAAACGAACTGCCTTTCGGAAGGTTGGTCGGTATCGTGTTGTAAGAAAAAGATCCAGCCAATTATTCTCCTATGTTTTTATAATGAAGTTTACAACTATTGATGGCGACATAATTCCAAACGCTGTTCCACTTCCAGTATTAGAATTCGCAACCGAATGTGTATGTGTGGCACTTCCAGTTCCGAATGTAGTTGCATGTGTATGATCGGCAGATGAACCGCCAGTTATTGGTGTTCCAGAACTACTTGCAGTAACTGAGTCTATAATACCGCTAGTAGCTCCAGTTGTTCCTATAGGTGTTCCATAACTGTGATAGTGATTAGCAGACACACCACCGCTTGTGCCTGTGTGTGTATGGGTGGCACTTTGTGTTCCAACTGTTGCTGTATGAGTGTGAGATGGGAGATTAGCTTCTGCTAATGTAGCTGTTTCCGCACCTACATTTGATCCTAAAGTCCTAGCTGTTAATCCAGTTCCAGTTCCAACACCGATAGGACATCTTCCACGCATATCTGGCAAAGTAAATGTGGTGTTTGAATTGCCAGCACCATAAGTCGTGCCTAAAATCTTAAACAAGTCACTATAAGCACTTCTGCTTACAGCATCGCCATTACATATCAACCATCCGTTTGGTGCGGTAGAACCAGCAAACATTTGTATGCTACCAGATGATATAAAAGTATCTTGAACTGCTTGAAACGCAGAACCTTTTGGAGAATTAGCTGGTATCATTCCATAGCTAAACGCTCCAGCCATTAGTAACTGCCTCCAAATGTAAATACTTGCAAAGCAGTCGTACTAGCAGTAGTAGTTACTGATACTGATGCATAAAGTTTGTATGTAGAAGGTAACACAAGAGGATTAGTAAATGTTATTGTAGTTGTAAATCCTGCTGTTGTAGTAGATGGAACTACTGCTGTAACTGCAATTTCATTATAAAGCTGTGCATTAGTACCATCCCATATCCATATACCAACCAAGTTAGCTGCTGTAGTTGCTGTCATAGAAGTAGAACAAGCATTTACTTGAATGCTGTCAACTCTACAACCATTAGTGGTTGTATTTAAAAGCTGTATAATATTAGCTCCAGCAAGAGATGCGGTTGCAGTCTTTCCTCTTGTTGTACAAGCTGTTTGTGCTGACATGTCTAAATATCCAATCAAAGGCGATTGAACGAAAATCGGTGTTGCTGTTACTGCCATAGTTATAAACCTCCAAAATTGTTAGATAAGAAAATACTACTTGCTGCTAATGGTGCAGAAGACCAACTAGGTGCTGCCGTTCCATTCGATTGTAAAACTTGACCAGCTGTTCCAGCAGCTAAGAAACTAGTTGATCCAGATCCAGTATTGTAAGGAATTTGCCCTGCGTCACCACCTAAAATGTTATTCGCAGCAAGCGTTTGATCAAGTAAAGAAACATCAGCTTCATTTTGGATTGCGTAAGTAACTTGCGAACCAGCTATTCCTTGTTTCCACTTAAGTCCATAAGTAACTGTCTGTACTGGCGATGATTTCGTAACAATTGTGTTGTCGCCTAACTGACCAGATGTTCCCAATCCCCATGACCACATGGTATTGTCAGTTTTGGTGCCAATCATATGTCCGTTGCCAGCAGAAACCTGTTTCCAAGTTGTGTCAAATGTTACTGTCTGAACTGGAGATGATTTCGAAACCGCTGTATTGTCACCCAGAGTTCCATTGGTTCCTTGACCCCAAGTCCACAAAGTACCATCTGTCTTTATACATGCTGTCATGCTATTGCCAGCGGAAACTTGTCTCCAGTTCGTTCCATAAGCAACCGTCTGTATAGGTGAGCTTCTAGAGCTTACTGTGTTTTCTCCAAGCTGACCAGAGGTGTTTATGCCCCAAGTCCAAAGTGTACCATCGTTCTTGACTGCTGCTGTGTAATAATAACCGCACGATATCTGAACCCAGTTCGAGCCGAATGCTGTTGTCTGAACAGGAGAACTTCTGTGAACTATGGTGTTGTCGCCAAGCTGTCCACTTGTATTTCTTCCCCAAGTCCACAAAGTGCCATCTGTCTTTGTAGCTGCACAATGGTATGAGCCAGAAGCCACATTTTTCCAGTTTGTTCCGAATGCAGTTGTCTGCACTGGTGAGCTTTTAAGTGCAACTGTATTATCGCCAAGCTGACCATAAATCGCATTGTCACCCCAAGTCCAAAGTGTGCCATCGTTCTTGACTGCTACTGTATGAGCAAATCCACTAGCACTCTGAAGCCAAGTTGTTCCGCCAGCAACAGTCTGAACTGGTGAGGATTTGCTTAAAATCGTATTGTCGCCAAGCTGACCACTTGTTCCTACTCCCCATGACCAGAGAGATCCATCTGATTTTATAGCAGTTGTTGTCAAGTTGTGATTAGAAACAGAAATCTGCTTCCAGTTTGTGCCAAACGCAGTTGTCTGGATTGGAGAAGACTTGCTTAATATTGTGTTGTCACCCAATTGACCGCTTGTTCCAAGACCAAAAGCCCACAATCTTGTGCTTGTAGAAAGGTAATCGCCAAGCTGACTTGCAGTTAATGCTCCACTTGCAGTACCAGCAGACCCTGTTGCACCTGTCTGTCCTGTTGCACCTGTCTGTCCTGTAAAACCAGTAGCACCAGTCTGTCCAGTAGCACCACTCGGAAGCGTTTGATCAATCAAAGAAACATCAGCTTCATTTTGGATAGCCATGGTAAAATTCAATCCAGCAACAGTCTGTTTCCAACTGTATCCATATGCAACTGTCTGTACTGGTGATGATTTAGCAACAATTGTATTATCGCCAAACTGTCCGTTGCCACCATTTCCCCAAGTCCATAAAGTTCCATCTGTTTTGGTTGCTGTTGTATGAGTATCACCACAAGAAACTTGTTTCCAGTTTGTGCCAAAGGAAACAGTTTGAACTGGCGATGATTTGCTTGCTGTTGTGTTGTCGCCAAGCTGACCACTTGTTCCTAATCCCCAAGTCCATAAAGTTCCATCTGTTTTTATACATGCCGTAAAAAACTTGCCAGCAGCAGCTTGAAGCCAATTCGTTCCGCCAGCAACAGTCTGAACAGGTGAGGATCTGCTTAAAATTGTGTTGTCGCCAAGCTGACCACTTGTTCCTAATCCCCAAGTCCACAATGTTCCATCATTTTTTACGGCTGCTGTATGATAATAACCAGCAGAAACCTGCTGCCAATTTGTGCCAAAGGTAATTGTTTGAACAGGTGAACTTCTTGATGTTCTTGTGTTATCTCCTAATTGTCCATTTCCGTTATATCCCCACATCCACAAGGTTCCATCTGTCTTTGTCGCTGCACAATGAGTAGCAGGTGCATTAGCATATCCATTACCGACAGAAACCATTTTCCAAGTTGTTCCTCCAGCAATCGTCTGTACTGGTGATGAAACATGTCCATTTGAAGCTCCGTTGGTTCCCAACTGTCCATTATTATTGCTTCCCCAAGTCCACAAAGTTCCATCTTGTTTTACTGCTGCTGTATTTCTGTATCCGCAAGAAACCTGTTTCCAATTTGTTCCAAAAGTAACAGTCTGAACAGGCGAGCTTCTTGGTGTACTTGTATTGTCGCCTAATGGACCATAAGCATTGCTACCCCAAGTCCATAAAGTGCCATCAGTTTTAATGCCAGCAGAATTTGTAGATCCGCTAGCACCAATCGCAGTTGCAATCTGTTTCCAGTTTGTGCCAAATGCGACTGTTTGTACTGGCGATGATTTGCTTGCTGCTGTGTTGTCGCCAAGCTGACCAATAGCATTATTGCCCCAAACCCACAATCTTGTGCTTGTGGAAAGATAATCTGCCAGTTGATATGTTGTCAATGAACCACTTGCACTTGTTCCAGTTGCACCAGTTTGTCCAGTTGCACCTGTAGAACTTGTACCAGTCTGACCTGTTGCACCTGTTTGTCCAGTTGCACCTGTAGAACTTGTACCAGTCTGTCCTGTTGCACCAGTTTGTCCAGTTGCACCTGTAGAACTTGTACCAGTCTGTCCTGTTGCACCTGTCTGACCTGTT